TACTCCGGCGCGAAGTCCGCGTTTGACCGTTCCAAGATTGCCGAGGTCGTTACTTCGATGACCCAAGCGAATCTCCCTTACGAGGAACGCGCCGGCCTCATCTCCCCCGCCGCTTACGGTCAGCTCCTCAAGGACCCGACGATTTCGCAGTATCTTTCCATCGGCTCGACCGAACCCGTCCGCGACGGTCGCATCGGTTCGATTCACGGCCTCGAGCTTTTCGAGTATAACGGTTTCCCGACCTCCGGCACGGCCTTTACCGAGGGCCTCAACGGCCTCGTTTCTTGCAAGGAGGGTTGGGTTATCGCGACCCGCGTCACTAACGCCCCCCTCACGGGCGGCGGCGTGCAGGAAACCATCGTCGAACCCGACTCCGGTTTCGCCCTCGCGTTCCGTCAGTATTACAATTGGCAGGAGGGCAAGATGCACCTCAATATGTCGTTCGTCAACGGCATCGCCAAGGGCAACGGCGCGGGCCTCCAGCGCATCGCCTTCACCTCCTAATCGGAGGCCGCGATACAACCAAACGAACCCCCGGCGACGGGGGTTTTTTTGTGCCCGGAGTTTAAAATATTATAAAACCCTAGGTAGGGAAAACATCGTTTGACCCGCATAAACATTGGTTGGAATGGGGTTGAAAATAGTTTGATAAATAATCTTTACAACGGCCCGGGTTTGGTAATGATTATGTTCGTTCCCACTAACTCAAATGAACATCAACAACGCTCCCGAATCCTCCTCCAACGCCCGAAAGGTTTTCACCTCCGCCGCCGACTTCAAGGCCGCTTGCAAGGCCGCCAAGAAAATCGAACCCGGGACTTGGGCACAGCTCGCCGCCGCGCTCATCGAGGCCGGTCACGGCGACGCTCTCAACGATGTCATCGCCCTCCTCGCGACCGACCGCGGTCGCAAATTGGTTCGCCCGAACAACGCCCGCGAGGTCGAGAAGATGACCGAGAATCTCTCCCGCCTCCGGTTGGGGACCAAATGGGAAAACCCGGAAAATAAATAATCTTGCCGACCGCCTCGCGCTCGTCCATCTTCTCCTTACCAACCCAACGCTCAAAATGAAATCCATAAAATCCAAAGCCGGGACCGCGTGGGTCCGCGAAGCTAACCAAGCGAAGATGAATGCCCTCGACCGCCTCGCCGATGTCCCCGGCGACACCGTCGACAATTCCATCGACCGCCTCCGGCTTCTCATCGAGGAGGCCCAAGCGACAATCGCGGCCCTCGAACGCGACCGCGAAATCGTTACCAAGTTTCGGGCGGAGTCGTAATCAAACCCGCCGACTCTCTGCCGCCAACGGCCCCGGACCTCCGGGGCCTTTTTGTTACCTCCGAACAAACCGACGAAAATAAATAATCTTGACTCGGACCCCGGTTTGACTAGTATGTCGGAGTAATGAGTAACTCAACGCTCCCCAATTGGATTCCCGCCCGCATTAGATTCGCCGTCCGAGAAGCTTGCCGCGACTCCGACGGTTATTGGATTTACCTCCGCGACGAGTTCGAGGTCGACGACGGGTCGACCGTCTCGGGCGATACCGCGGCGGAGGCCGTCGAATACTTTTGGTCGGGTCGGCATAATGCCGCGTTGAGGGAGGCCCTCAAGTCCCGCCCCGCCCCGGTCGCCCGCAAGCGTAAGGTCGAGTTTGTCGCGGGACCCTTGGTCCCCGGCCCTCGCGCCCCCGGCGTTACCGACCGCCAATGGGCAATCTACCTCGGGAAGCTTTCCCGGTATAACGCCGCCCATAAATAATCTTGCCGACCGCCCCGCGCTCGTCCATCTTCTCCTTACCAACCCAACGCTCTCGATGATTACCCCGACCAAAAAGTTTACCGTCGAAACTTGGTTCGACCGTTCCTCGCGCAATTGGATTACCCAAATCAAGGACCTCGACGGCAACCAAGTCGGGTCGGCCTTGTTCGCGGGTCGCCGCGACTCCGCGGTCGTTAATCATTCCGACGCGGTCGCCCTCGCCCTCGCCCTTGCCTAACGCCGGGACGGGGCCTTAAACCCCTCTCCTTTGCCTTTGGAGGCCCTTTGACTCCCGCGGAGGGGTATGGGGTCAATTCAAGACGAATGGGCCGCGGACGCGGCGGCAATCCTCGGGGAAATCCCCAAGGCCGTTACCGTCCGTCGAACCCCGACCGGGACGGCGACCTCGTTCGATGTCCTCCTCGGCCCTCCGATGGTGCAACAAGATATGGAAACGGGCGGTTTCCTTAACTCGACCTCGTTCGAGGTTAAGTTCCTCAAGTCCGATTGCCTCGCCCATCCCGGGGTCGTCGTATTCGGCAACCTCGTCGCATACAACGGGGCGGATTATCGCATCGTCGCCTTGAACGACCGCCCTCCCTCGGCGTGGGTTATCGCCAAGGTCCAATCCAAGGCGGGTCCGGCCTAATGGCAAAGATTGAGGTCGGACGCGGCGTATCCGTCGACCCGGCGGGGTTCCTCGCGCATCTCGACGACTTTTGTAAGATTATGGGCCGGGGAATGGGACCCGTCCTCCTCGACCAATCCGGAAAGTTTTGTTTGGATATGATTAAGTTTACCCGGCCTTTTACGGGAAAGAGTCCCGGCAACGGGGACAGCGTATCGGCGAAAAAGAAGGGAATCGAAAACATCAAGGCCGCGGTATATAAGATTTTTTCCCCCATCGACAAGGCGACCGCGAATCAAGTCGCCGACCTAAACGATTACGAGGTTTTCAAGCTTTGGAACCGACGGGCCGGGACCAAGGCCGGACGGTCGATGAAATGGAAACAATTTCAACCAAGGTTTGCCCGCGGCAAAACTTACGGGTTCATCCCTGCGGGCGGAATCTCGACGATTGCCAAGGTTCATACCTCGGCCCGAGAGGATTCGGGACACGGCCCCCTCAAGGCCGTTTATCGGAATATGAAGGGACCGATTTTCATCGTCGCCAAGGAGTCCGACCTTAAATCCTACATCAAACAAAAGTCCGCGTCCGTCGGTCGCCTAAAATCCGCTTACGCGTTCGCCGCGACGCGCATCGGTTCCAAGGAAACCTTTAGGGATTGGACGAGGAACCCCCTCGGGGAAAAATACGCGATTGGGATTAACCAAGTTAATGTCCTTAACAAACCCTCGGTTACGGTCGGAAACTCAATCGGCCTTAAGGGGATGCGCGGCGGGTTAGAGAATTATATCCAAATCGCGATTAATGCCCGCGCCTACGCGATGCGGGTTCAAATGGCGCAGGAACTCAAGAAACGGAAACAAACCGTTTGGGGGGCTTTCCGGGCGGGACAGGGCCTCGCGTCGCATCGTTACTTTACTTAATCCTTATGCCTACCCTATACGGAATCCGAACCATCGCCGAGGAATCGGTCCTCGCCGCGTTCCAAGCTCACGCGACCGACCTCCCGGGGGTCCAATTGCACGCGGGACAAACCGACGAGATTCGTTCGGTCCCGATTATCATCCTTCACGCGGAGTCGTCCCGGGCGCATCCCGACCTAGGCGGAACCCCCTTGGGTAATTTCGAGATTACCTTTAAGGTTTATGTTTATTCCTCCGCGGACGATTCGACCCTCGCCGAACATCGCGCCCGGGTCGAGGCCGCGCAAGGGATTATGGAGGACCTCGCGGCCCTCAAGTCCGCTTGGACTCAAGGAACTTTGTATTCGGGTTGGGTCGTCTCGGAGGATGAGGGCGTATCCGACCGACGATGGGGTAATTTGATTACTTACAACCTCGTCGCGGTATACCCTCCCAACCCTTGACTCCCGCGGAGGATTAAGAACTAACGACGATGGCCCTCCCCACTACTTACGGCGTTGACCATACTTTCGGCCTTTATGCGACCGAATCTTTCGTCACCCTTCAGGCCGACGACTTTTCGACCAAGCTTAATATCGATGTTACCGTAATGGACGAAACGGGTCGCATCATTACCGACCGCGTCGACGATAAGCAAATCGACATTACCCTTTCCGGTATCCTCAAGGTCGGCGCGACCCTCCCGGTCGTCGGCAATACGATTGCCTATAACTCGATTACCTATATCATCAAGTCCGTCGATGATAACGGGACGAACAATTCGTTCCGCAAGATTACGGTTAAGGGCGTAAAGTATCAGCAAATCGCCTAATCCCTCCGGGGATTAACCCATCGATGGAAAAGCGATGGATAAAGGCCGCGACGATTCTCCCTCCGACCATTAAGGTCGCGGGGGTTCGTTTGTTGCCTTTTTGCCTCCGGCATCGAGTCGCATTGGAGGCCCTCGATTCCCCGGTCCTTGATATGTCCAAGGCGGTCGGACCGACGGACCTTGTCCTCGCGGCCCGGGTCCTTTCGACTCATAATCTCGACGAGGTTCGTCGGCCTTGGACGGTCGCCGAACAATTCCGAATCGCCCTTTATAATCATTCGCCGCGTCGGTTCATCAATGAACTCCGCAAGCTCGTTATTTATTTCGAGGCCCAATCACTTTGGCCCCGCCTTTGGCAAAAGGACGAAAAACCCAAGTCGGTTTCGATTCCTTGGCAACTGACCATTGTCGCCTCCCTCGTCCGTAATGGTTGCCACCTTGAGTCCGCTTGGACGATGCCGGAGGCCGAGGCGGTTTGGTTGTATTTTGCCAATTGCAAGGCCGAGGGTTCGTCGGTTGAAATCATCTCCGACGAGGAATGGGAGGCGATGGAACGGTCCAAGCTTACGGACTCGACCAAGGCCCAAACCGACACCGCGACAACCAACCCAAGGGCAAATTAAAAATGGCGGACGATGTAAAAGTAAAGTTCGGCGGGGATTTCTCCGGCGTATCCAAGGGGGCGAATGATGCCGCGGCCCAAGCGGGTTCGGCGTTGGCGAAGTCGATGACCGATAAGATTTCGGCGATTGGCGCGTCGATTGCCGGACTTTTCGCCATTGGTTCGATTGCGTCCAAGGTTTTCGAGGGGTTCAAGGCGGGTATTTCCTATATGCACGACCTTAACCTCGCGATTACCCGGACGGGTCAGTCGTCGGGGGAGTTTCAAAAACTCGCCTACGCGGGCAAGGAGGCGGGCGTTTCGATGGACATCGTCGGTCGCGGTTTGACCGAGGCGAACAAGGCCCTCGAAAGGGCCAAGAAGGACCAACAATCCCGCAACCTTTTTGCTTCCCTAGGTATGGACGCGGGCAAGCTTGAGGCCGGGACTTATACCGCGACCGAGGCCCTCCTTGTCCTCGCCGACCAATGGGATAAGTTCGGCAACATCCAAAAGACGCGGGCCGGGGCGGTCGCCTTGTTCGGCAAATACGGCGAGGGTATGGTTCCGATTATCCAACAAGGTCGTTCGGCGATTGAGGAGCAAACCGCGTCCGTCCGCGAACAAACCCGGGCCGAAATCCTTGGGGCCGCGGCAATCGAGAAAAAGGTCGCCGCCCTCGAACGGTATACGAAACAAATGGAACGACTCGCCGCGGCCTCCGCGGGGGTCAGTCAAATCGCCGGAGAGTTTACCGCGACCGAACAATCCTTTACGGATTTCGCTTTCGGGGAAGGACAATATGCGGGCCAACCCGGAGGGATGAACCCGGCGTATCGGGCAAAATACGGAGATAAAAACCCGCAACAAGCCGCCGCGGAGTTTCTCGCCCAAAAATACAAGGAACAATTCGGCATTAATGCCGAGGAACTCGCGATTATTGTAAAACAGGCTTTTCCGAATCCTACCGGGGCATATGTCCCGTTTATCGAGGAGTTTTCCAAGATGTCCGACGCATATGTTTCGTCCCGGGCCTCGCGTCCCGCCCGTCCGCCCGAGGAACTTGCCGGAGCTTTGTCGGCCTCATCCTTGCAAGCGATTGGCGCGGGCGATATCGCGTCCGTTCAAACGGGAACATATAATACCCAAATGCTCGACGCGACCCGAGAGATTGCCGCGAATACTCGCCCGCGGGATACTTCTCACGCCGCCCCGCCCATCGCGACCGCGGGCCGATAAATCAAACTTATGTCCTCAACCCGAATCGATTACGGCAATTCGCTAGAGTTCGCAATCCGCCAACCCGCGTCGACTGTCGAAATCAACGCGTTCGGCCTTGCCCAAGCTCAAGCGACCTTTGCCGTCGACTCCGACCCGGCAAACCTAAAGGTCGCGATTTCCAATTTCACCGCGGGCGTTCTTTATCCCGACGACCTTGGGTTTCCGATGGTTTCGTATCGTTATAGGATTACGACCTCGAAAGCAGGGGTCGCGATGTTTACCGTCGATTATATGGGCATCGACCGGGAAAACGGATATACCGACCCGCAAATCCAAGGGGTCGTTAATACCTCCGCGCAACCAATCGAAACGCATCCCAACTTTACCAAGATTACGGACCCGTCAATTTCGATGAATGTCCTCGCGGGCGTTCCGTCCGACCCAAAAAATAAGGCGATTTTCGTCCCGCATACCGACCCGGATACCGGGGTCGTTCAAAACTTGTTCAAGGGGTTCGGCGTTTCGACGACCGCGGCGACCGTCAACATCAAGGCCGGGGTTCGCCAATATCTCCGCCCGATGACGACCGTCCGCGGGACGATTTACTTTAATTCGTCGAACTCGGGACTTGCGGAAAAGCTTTCCGGTAATGTCGGAAAATACCTAAAATCCCCGGACTCCCAAACCCTCCTCAAACCTTGGTTGGTTTATGGGGTCGTTTACGGCGACCGTTGGTTGGTTACGGCGGCAAATATCGAACCGATTGGAACGCCGGAAACACTAACGGCCCCGTTCGTTAAGGTTACTTACGACCTTATGTATGGGGGCCTACTTGGTTGGGATAAGGATATTTACGCGGAAGGAGATTCGGTTTTCTAAAGATGAATAACCCCATCGTCGGAGTTAACGGCCTAGGCAATCAGTTCGCCGACCGTTTCGCCCCCGGCGGGGTCATTTCCGCGGGTCAGCTTAACGACGCGTTGTCGGGCATCTCGACGGGCCTTGTCATCCCCTATGTCGGGCAAGGGGCGAATATCGCTTACGGTTCCGGCGGAACTCAAATCGTCGTCAACGACGACCCTCGCGAGGATGGTCGGCCTTTCCAATTCGAGGTCCGCGTCCTCAAGGATGGCGACAAATGGAAAGTCCAAGTCGCCAACGGGTTTTGCCTATACCGCGACGGGGCCGCGGGATATACCCCGGGCGGTTACACGACGAGCTTGACCCAATGTCTCGTCAAGGGCGTTGCAATTTTCCCGACCGGGAAAAAGACGATTGGCGAAAATACGCGCTCGCCTTGGGCCGACAAAAACGGGTATGTCGAAATCGCCCCCGGGCCTTAACCTATGCCAGCGATTCGACGAGATGGGACGACCGAATACACCCTTGGACCCGGCGGGGCCGCGGCGACTCTCCGCCTCGGCGCAACGGGAACGACGACTTACACCCTAGGCGGGACGGGATTGGTTAATGGTCATTACATCCTCGCGGGCGGGTTGACATCTTACACCCTAGGCCCGGGCGATACGGCGACCCAATCTTATACCTTGGTAAACGGGTTGTCCTCTTATAATCTCAACCCATCCGGGGCCGCGTCGACCTCTTACACCCTTAATCCCTCGGGGACCTCGACGGGGTCAAACCTCGCGATGGGGCCGTCGGCGGGAACGACGACTTACACCCTTGGGGCGGGTTCGTCGACAAGTTCGACCGCGACCCTCGGGTCCGGGTCTACTCATTCGATTACCCTTTCCGGGGCCGGGGCGACGGCGACGATTACGACGACCATTGGAGGGGTTACGAATACGGTAACGCTTGGTCCGGGCGACTCGGCCTCGACGACAATTGTTAACGATGCCGCCGCGGCCTTGGCGGAATCCTTGGACAAGGACCTTTTCCCCTCCGCGGAGGAAACGACGACTTACAATCTCGGCGTTGGCGGGCAATCGACCTCGACTTATGGGGCGAATACTTGGGGCGTTTTCCTAGTTCGCAATATCAACGGATTTCCGTCGACCGCCCCGTTCCTTGCAATTCTCGCCAAGGACGGCGACGGTTACGCAAAATCCGCGCCCAATTTCGGGACCGGGGGCGATATTCAAGTCGGTTGGAACTTGGCATATAAGCAGGATTTGACCGTCGAAACCCCGGAGGGGGTTGAAAATACGACCATCGCAAATCCTCCTTTTGATTCCGCTTGGTCGGCGTTGAAATGCCAACGCGTCCTTATTGCCGACATCGTTTGGAACGATACAAAAAAAGGATGGGATGTAATCCAACGGACTTACGGAACCCTTACCCTCCCCGAATATTGGTTCCTCGCCGGGGTCCTTTACGGGACGGAAGGAGCTTCGACGCAACCTTGGGACGGTTGGCCCTTGTTGACGACGCAAAATAACGAATGGAACGGCGATTGGAACGGGTCGGAAAAGGTCCTTACATTCGACAACACCGACCCTTATCCGCCTTACTAGTCGGGTTTGACTCCCGCGGAGGGGTATGCCGTCGATTGTCCAATTTAAGCAGGGGACGAGTTTCGGGTTTACCGCGACTTATACCCAAGACACCCCCTCGGCCCCGGCAAACCTCGACGGCGTTACGGTCAAGGTCGCGTTCCGCGATGCCGGGTATAATTATTACCCGATGACCGTCGCGATTACCTCCCCGACGACCTTTTCGGTTACTTACCCGTTTTCGACGATTGGTTGGGTTACGGGGACGGGGTATTTTGATATCCAAATGACTTACGGTGAGGGGTCGGTTTTCTATACCGAAACCGTCGCGGTTAATGTCCTCCCCTCGATTACCGGGACCTCCCAAATCACGAACCCCGCGTGGGCCTAATCCTTCAATTCCTTGAGTCGGCGACCCTAACCGCCTCGACCCCCTCCCCGGCGACCGTTACGGTCAATACGGGCCTCCCCGGACCCCAAGGACCCGCGGGCGATGCGGCGACGATTGATGTCGCCTCGACGACGACCCTCGCGCCGGGTTCCGCGGCGACGGTTACGAATGTCGGGACGACCTCCGCGGCCTCCCTCGCGTTCGGGATTCCCCGGGGCGATGTAGGGCCGACCGGAAGTCAAGGCCCCGTCGGACCCGTAGGTCCCGCGGGCGTTGGAATCGCGGCGGGCGGGACGACGGGCCAAGTCCTCGGCAAAACCTCGAACGCCGATTACGCGACGGGTTGGGTCAACCTCCCCTCCCTCGCGGGTTACGCGACCGAATCTTGGGTTAATTCCCAAGGGTTCCTTACCTCGTCCTCCCTTACGGGTTACGCGACGGAATCTTGGGTCACGGGCCAAGGTTACATTACGGCCTCGGCCCTTTCCCCTTACCTCCTTTCGGCGACGGCGGCGGCAACCTACCTTACGCAATCGAACGCGGCCTCTACCTACGCAACGCAAACGGCCCTTGCCTCGTATTTGACGACCGCCGTCGCCTCCGCGACTTACCAAACCCTCGCCGGGATGTCCTCGTATCTTACGACGGCGACCGCGGCGACGACTTACGCCCCCATCGCCGCCGGAGTCCCTACGGGCGGAACGACGGGCCAAGTCCTTGCCAAAAGCTCGAACGCCAATTATGCCCTTACTTGGGCGACCCCTACCGCCGCCGCGACTTGGGGTTCAATTACCGGGACCCTCTCGGCGCAAACCGACCTTAATACGGCCCTCGGACTAAAATCTCCAATCGCGTCGCCTACCTTTACGGGGACGGTAACGATTCCCGCCGGGGCCTCGATTGCCGGATATCTTACGACCGCCTCCGCCGCGACGACTTATGCGCCCATCGCCGCCGCGGTTCCGACCGGGGGTTCGACGGGCCAAGTCCTTACCAAAAGCTCCGCGACGAATTATGCCCTTACTTGGGCGACCCCGACAATCGGCGACCGATATTCGACGACCTCGACGAGTTTGGCTTTCGTTTCTAACGGGACCAAAACCTTTACCGTCGCCGCGGGCCTTTCCTATACCCCGTTGCAGGATGTAACCATCGCTTACACCGCGGAACCCGATTCCTTCCATATGCACGCGCGGGTCGTTTCCTATTCGGGGACGACCTTGGTCGTCGATGTTACTCAACATACCGGGTCGGGCGGGTTTACCTCTTGGACGGTCAATGTCGGCGGCATTTCGTCGATTGCGACTTGGGGTCAAATCACCGGGACCTTGTCGGCCCAAACCGACCTCGACTCGGCCCTCGCCGCCAAGCTCGACTCCGCGACCGCGGCGACGACTTACGCCCCCATCGCCCCGAACGACGGGAATTATTATATCCAACGGAACGGCGTTTGGGAACTCGTTAACATCTTTTAATTATGGCCCTCGACCTCTATTCCAAAGGAACGACCGATACCCTCCTCGCCGCCAAGCTTGATTTGGCGGGCGGGACGATGACCGGGGGCCTTACCCTCTCGGCCTCGGGCATCATCTTCTCCGACGCGACTTATTTGACGACCGCCCCGGCGGGTTCGACCTTGGCGGCGGACCAATTGACCGCGGGGGTCGTTACGACTAACCCGACGACCGGGCCGACGACCGCGGGCGATGTCCTTTCGTATAACGGAACCGCGCTCGTTTGGGGTCCGGGCGGCGGAGGCGGCGGGGCCGTTTGGGGTTCGATTACCGGGACGGTTACGGACCAAACCGACCTTACCTCGTATATCTCTGGCCTTGGATACATTACGGAGGCCCCGATTGATGGGTTCCCCTATGTTCGCAAAAACGGGGCGTGGGATATCAATACGGCCCCCGTTGGTTCGGTCAATTGGGGGGCGATTGGAGGATATTTGTCCGACCAAACCGATTTGCAAACGGTCCTTAACGATAAGCTCGACTCCTCCGCGGCCTCGACGACTTACCTCGCCCTCGCGGGCGGGACGATGACCGGGGCGATTACGACCGCCGCCGCGGGCATTACCTTTAACGACGCGACGACCCAAACGACCGCTTGGACGGGTTCCATCCCGGCCTCGACGGTTAACCAAGTTACCGGAGGTCCGTATACCCTCGCGGTTTCCGACGCGAATAACATCGTCCGTTGTTCATCCTTTGCCGGGAATACCCTTTACCTCCCCGACGACGCGACCGCGGCGATTCCGGTCGGTTCGCGCATTACGATTCTCGTCGACGATTCGACGAACCTCCCGGTTAACGCGTCCGGTTCGGCCTCCCTCCTTTGGAATTACGGGGGTCCGATTTATATCAACAATACGAACGGGGGAACCGCGGTAAAGGTCGCCGCCGATACTTGGTTCCTTATGCGCCCTTAATCTTTATGGTCCTCTATCTAATCGCCATCGTCCTCTCCCTCCTCGCCGGGTTCGTCGGGGGCATCCTCTTTACGCGCAACAACGCCGCCAAGCTCAAGGCGACCGAGGACAAGGGCAAGGCCCTCCTTGACGCGCTCAAGCGGCCTTAATCGACGGGAACGGCGTTTCGCTTTAATAACTCCGATGACTATTAAAGCGGATTTTGGTCGTTACCGTTTTACGATTGGGCTGATTTTGGTAATTGCCGCGGTCGCGTTGGTTGGTTGCCCGTCCGTCCCCGAACCCATCCCGGCCCAACCCGTCGCCCCGACGGATTCCGGCATCGTCGACGCGGTCGGCAAGGAACTCGATAAGTCCGACTCCCGCCTCGCCGCCGCGGTAACGGTCGCCCGGGAAAACGCGGAACGCCCCGCGGTCGTCCGGGCGGAAACGGGGGTCGCCTTGTCCTATCTCCCCGCCCCGTCGGAGGCCGATATCGCGTTCGCCCGCCAACGGGCAAACAAGGCCGACCCGGAGGAATACAAAAAGGCCGAGGCCGCGGGTCGACGACTCCTCGCCGCGATTGACGCGAATTGGGCCAAGGTCGAGGCGAACCAACGCGAGGCCCTCCGCGTTTCCGCCCTCAAGGATGCCCGCATCGCCGAACTCGTCAAGGAGGTCGAAACCGTAAAGAAGGACGGCCTCCGTAATTCGTCGATGGTCGGGGCCGGGTTTTGCGTCCTCATCGCCCTCGGCCTTTCCTTGGTCGGTCAATACCTCCGCGCCGCGGTCGCCGGGTTGTTCGGGTTGGGTTGCGCGTCCGTCCCGTTCCTCCTCGATACTCCTTGGTTCCTCCCGGTCCTCGGCGGGGTCATCGTCGGCGGAATCATCATCGGCGGAATTGTCGCCTATCGCCGGACGCGTCCAACCCCTTGCCCGGGATTGCCAATCGATAACTTTAACAAGTATCCCGATGGGCCGAAAGAGGGTTAAGGTTCCCAAGGTCGTATTCCGGAAGCTTGGGCGGGAAAAAGCTTGGGGGTTGGCGACTTGCGACCCCTCGCGGCCCTTGGTTGAAATCGATTCTCGGTTATCGCCCGCCCGGGAATTGGAGGTCGCCGTCCACGAGTCTTTACATATCGCGATGCCGGATTGCCCCGAGAAGGAAATCGACCGCGTCGGCAAGGCCGTCGCCCGCGTCCTTTGGAAGATTAATTATCGCCGCGTCCTCCTCGGCAAACATACGACCCCCGTTCGGATTACCTAATGTCAACCCCTCCCCCGTCCGCCCCCATCGATGCCGGGTCCTCGATTTCCCCCGAGGTCCGGCAAGGAGCGATTGCCGCGATTCTCGGCCTCCTCGGGATGTCGACGCGGGTTATGATGATGGACGAAAAGGTCGGTTGGGGTTGGGTCGCCAAGCGATTGTTTGCCGCGTCCGCGGTCGCGTGGGCCTCGGGGACTTTCCTTGAGGGGTATATTACGAACCAACAAATCCGTTACGCGGTAACGGGCGTTTGCGGGTATTGCGCTCCCGAGATTTTACAAGCGGTCGAGGATTGGGTCCGGGCCAAGCTCCGGGCCAAGGTTAACGAGGCGGAACGGGCCGCGGGCCTACCCGTCGGAGGAAAGCGAACCAATGCCAAGCGAACCAACAAACCAAAGCGGGGCCGAAAATAACCTCCTCGTTGCGATTGCGGGGCTTACGATTGCGGCGGGGGCGACCGCGGTCCTCGCGGCCTATATCGCCGGGTTTGTCCTCGATACGATGGGGAACGCGAACTCGATGGCCCTCCTTTTGGGGGCGGACCGGATTGCCTCGGACTCGGCGGACCTTGAACGGCAATTGAACGCCGCCCAATCCGCGCTCAAGGCCGTTAAGGACCTCGGCATCGCCTTGGGGGTTGGTTGCCTTGGGTTGGGGGTTGGGGTCGTCGTCCGATACATTAGGCGGGCCGGTCGGGAAACGGCCTCATAAGTCAAGGGAAGGGCCTTTAAGGGGGTATTGGCGGGCGGGTTTGCATAATATGCCCGAACGGGAACTTTTGTAAACTTTCGGGGGGTAAAGTTTCCAAATATGCCCGAACGGGAATATTCGTCGAAAACTTGTAAAATTAGTGTCAAAAGTTCCCGACCGGGAATAGGCAAAGAAACTTGAAAAAAGAATGTTGACGAACGGACCGCGGCCCCCCATCTTGTCCTTACCAACCCAACGCTCCCAATGGAAAACCTTAAGTCCCTCACCTCCGCCCGCCGCAACGCCCTCCGCGAATACGAGACGGCCTTTGCCGAATACAATTCCATCCCCGACCGTCGCGAGGTCGAAAAGGAAATTGCCCTTTATTCGATGCGCGTCGCCTATCGTCGGTATATGGACGCACGCTCCGCGATTACCCGGTTCCAAAATGCCGCCTACGCGGTCAACGCTCCCCGCGCCAAGTAATTCCCAACCAAACGCTCCCAATGCTCCCCGAAAACCAAACGCTCGCGGTTCCGATGTTCAAGTATTATACCCCGGGCGAACGCATCAACGGAGGACGAATCCCCGAGTCCCTCGAAATCGAAAAGATGCTCGCCGAATGGTTCGAGACTCCGGTTTCCATCAACGAGCTTGCCAAGAAAACCAATCGCGACCCGCAATCCGTCCGCCGCATCGTATCGCGGGCGATTGCCCGTAAGCCCTCCCTCGCGGGGTTGAAGGATTCGATTTCCGAACGATTCTCATTCATCGAGGAATCCAATTTCGTCGGCGGCATCGCCAAGGGCCATATTCGACTCGCCCCCGATGTCATCGAGGCGATTAACGACCTCCGCGGGCAAGGGATGACTTTCCGCGACATCGCGGCCCATCTCAAAATCAGCATTTCCGCCGCTTGGCGCAATTACTCCGAACAAGCTTATCGGTCCGACCGGGCCGCGCCCTCCGAGGAATACGGACTCCCCCACGCCTAACCTTTTAACCCCGACCAAACAATGCTCCCCGAAAACAAACATATCGTCGAAATGCTTATCGCCGAACGCGACATCCTACGGGACGCGATGAAGGACCCAACCATTTCGACCGAAAGGTTTATCGGCATCGTCGAACGACTTGAACAAATCCGCCTCAAGGTCGCCGAACTTTCCCTCTAACCCCAACCCAACGCCCCAAATGAAGCTCCTCGTTTACCTTGCAATCGGCATCGCCCTCGCCGTTTATATCCTCCTCCTCGCGGACGGCCCCAACCTCCTCGAAATCATCGACAACCCCAAGTATTAATCCGATGACCCTGCAACATCTCAAGGAGGTTCAAAACCTCCAATGGGAGTTTTACGAGGCGAACGACCGCATCCTTACGGGCGACATCGCCGCCGCCAAGTTTGCGCTCCCGGTCCTCCGCGCAATGTGCGACGCGACCGCCTCCCAATTGCGGGCCTTGGGGTTGGTCGATGTCTACCTCGAACCCTACCTCGCCGCCGGGGGTTGGGTCGGCCTTACGACCTCTTATTCCTTCCCCGACGGCGTTAAGGTCGAGGGGTCGTCCGTCCCCCGGAGGATTGCCCGATGAAAGTCCTAATCGCTTGCGAATACTCGGGGACCGTCCGCGACGCGTTCCGAAAGCTTGGACACGATGCGTTGTCTTGCGACCTCCTCCCGACCGATGTCCCCGGCCCGCATTACCAAGGTTCGGTTTTCGATATCCTCGACCAAGGATGGGACCTTATGGTCGCCCATCCCCCTTGCACCTATTTGACCGTTACGGGAAACAAATGGTTTAAGCCCGAGTTCAAGGACAGATTCCCCGACCGCCATCAACAACGCGAGGACGCGTTGCGTTTTTTCGTTAAGCTTTTCGAGTGTTCAATTCCAAAGGTATGTCTCGAAAACCCGGTCGGGGTTGTTTCGAGCTTATATCGGAAACCCTCGCAATATGTCCAACCTTATCAATTCGGGGACCCTCATTCCAAAAAAACCGGACTTTGGTTGCGCGGATTGCCTAACCTAGTCCCGACCAAACTTGTCGAACCGTTGTTTTATACCTATAAGGACGGTCGACGCGACCCGTTGTGGCATATGGAATCAATGCGAATGAAACCCCTTGAAAGGATGAAATACCGTTCAAAGACATTCCAAGGGATTGCCGACGCAATGGCGCAACAATGGGGGGACATCCGATGACTCCCCGGACCTTTTCCGTCGTCGCCCTCCTCCTCTTGGGTTGTTCGGCCTCCGCCCAATCCGATGCCCGCATCCTCGCGGCAATCGGGGCCGTCGAGTCCGGGGGCGACCGCCTCGCCGTTGGCGACCGCGGGCAAAGCTTGGGGCAATACCAAGTCCAACGCGCAGGATGGGACGAGGCAAACGCCCGCCTCGCCGCCGAGGGCCGTCCGACCTACCCCCGCCGCGATTGGCGGTCCCCGGTCGCGCAAGATATGGTCGCCGCGGCCCTCCTCCGGGTCATTAGAGTCCGCTTGACCGCCCAAGGCATACCCAACCCCTCCCCGGCCCAAATCGCCCTTTGTTGGTCAATGGGAGTCGCCGGGGCCAAGGCCGTCGGGTTTAACCCATCCCTCGCCCCCGCCGCGAAACGGGATTACGCCCAACGGGTCGCCAACCTCGTCGCCCGATGAATCCGATTGCAAGGCCCTTGAGGACCCGCAAACCTCGCCCAATGCCCGAACCCGAGTTCACGCGGCCCTCCGCGTTCCTTGTCGCCATTGACGCGGGCAAGTCCGGCGCGGTCGCCACGACCGACGGGACGGAAACGACCCTCTTCCCTATGCCCGGGACGGAAATCGAAATCGCCGAACTCATCGCGGACATTTCCCTTGCCCATCGTTCGGTCGAGGTTTGGTTGGAAACCCCGTCGAAAGGCGGTTGGGGCGTTAAGTCAAAGGCGAGTATCGCGACCTTTTATCAAGGGGTCGGTTTCCTCCTCGGGGCTTGCATCGCCCAAGGTTTCGCAATCCATCGCGTCGACCCGAAACGGTGGCAAAAGGCCGTCGGTTATTCCAAGGCCCGCGAGGAAAAGCAAACTTACGAACAACGCAAAACGGAGCTTTATGCCCGCGCCCGCGAACTAATGCCGGAACTTAAAATTACCAAAGCGAACGCCGATGCCGCGTTAATTCTTTACGCCGCCCGCCGCGGCCTCCTTAACTAACCCTCCCTTTCCCTTATGTCCAAGAAGCTCAAACCCATTCCCGCGACCGCGTCGGTCAAGGTCATCCCCGGAACCGATTATGTCCTTATCGACGGCGACAAGGTCGCCCGCCTCCTTACCCCTATGTTCCAAGGGGTTAACGAAACCGTTTTTTACAATGTTTTTTTGAACAAGAAGTATTCCCGCAAGTCCGTCGAGGCCCTCGCGAAACTCAAGAAGTCCGACCTCCCGGTCGTCGCGCCCGCCGCCGAGGAACCCGAGTCCCCGGCCCCCGCGGACCCCGTCGCCTAATCCTTTACCCTTAAACCTATGCCCAACGAGTTCCTCCCCCCTCCTCCCGACGCGGATATCGACTTTGTTCGGTTCCTCAATTCCGTCCAAAACGCCGTTGCCGACTCGGTCAACCCGGCGTTCAAACGAGGCAACCAAGCGTCCAAATACGCATCCCTCGCCGTTATTCTCGATACGGTCAAATCCGCCGCGGCCTCGTTTAACATCGCCCCGCAATTTATTATTACCGACGACCCCGACCGCGAGCGAATCGTCGTCCATCTCTCGTTTATCCATACCTCCGGCAAGTCGTTTGCGGGCGGTTCCTACCCGGTCAAGGTCGGCAACCTTACCCCGCAACAATTCGGGTCGGCCCTAACTTATGCTCGTCGTTACCTACTGTCGACCGGGGCGGGCATCGCCGTCGATTTGGACGACGACGGTAACGCGGCCTCACTCCCGTTCGCCGACCTACCTCCCGTCAAGGCCCCGCATCCCAAGTCGTCCGGCCCTTTGTTCCCCCCTAACCCGAATCCCTCCAAATGAGCGAACCCCAATTGTCCCTCGACGGCCTCGTCGAATATTACCTCGCCCGCAAAACCTCCCCGGGCGATATCCGTCGGGCCTTGAAAATCCATTCCAAACAATACGCGGCAATCCTCCGGCGCAACAACCTCCGGCGCAAGGTCGACCCCGAGGCCCATCGGGAACTCGTCAAGGCCGTCGAGGATTACTTTAACGCCCCGCCCGCCCCGGTCCAAGATGCCCGCGACCTTTCCGAGTAAACGCCGCCTCCCGCCGGACGCGTTGCGTATGCTAGGCCGCAAGCTACCGGCGTTCGCCCTCGTCGTCGTATGGGATGGGCAAAAGGTCGAAAACCCGGAGTTCGTCGCGGACTATTGGGAGGGCGACGACGGGTTCGTCGGCGAGATGTGGCGATGGAAACGCAAGGTTTACCCGTCCATCCCCGCCGACAAACGGTTCGAGCTTTGGATTAAGGCCCGCGCCGATTGGTCCCTCGTCGACCCGAACTCCCCCGTCGTCTAATGACCCCCCTTAAGAAACCTTTGCCCATCCCCTCCGGGGTCGTCAAATGCGTCGGCCTCGCCGACGAACGGTTCCTCCTCGTCGTCCTCCTCGACGGCATCCCGTTTAAGGATGTCGGGACCAAGACGGAAAAGGAGTTTAAACCCGCCCTCGCGGATTGGCGACGGGCGACCCTCCCGACCCTCGCCCGGTCCTCCCCTCGATTCTTTTACGCGACCCGCGGCAAGGAGCTTTCGATTACCGAGGTCCAATTTTAACCAACAAACCCGATGACCAACCTCGAACTTATCCGTCGCCATTTGGCCCAAATCCGCGAGGCCCTCGATTCTCTCGAATATTATTGCGATTCCGAAATCGTCGGCGACGATTCGCGCCACCTCCTCGACGACATTCGCGGAGCTTCCCGCGAACTCGTTTGGGTCAAACCGGACGAACTCTCCGAATCCTATCAACTGAAACCCCTTTACGACCGCCTCAAGTCGGTTCAATCCTCAATCCGAATCCTCCGCAATACCGTCGACCGTTCCGACAAGGCAATCGACTCCGCGTTGGAAGCTTGTTCCGATATCTCGAACGCCGTCGAGGGAATCCCCGACGAGGACGACAACCTTTGACCCCCAACAAACAAAATCCCGCCCTATGCTAACCCAAGACCAAATCGAGGCCGCAAACAAGGCCCGCAATCGTTCCGAATATGATGCCCTCCCGGGCCTCAACCAATCGACGGCCCGCCTTTTCCTGCGGTCCATCGCCCACGCGCATTATTCCTTGAATAACCCCAAGGAACCGACCGCCGCGATGCGACTCGGGATTTACGCCCATAAAGCTTTCCTCGAACCCGGCGAATGGGCCTCGTATATGCATTTGCCCGAATACGATGGGTCGAAAAACTCGAACGAATGGAAAAAGATTAAGGCCGATTTTATCGCCGCCAACCCCGGCGCGACCATCATCTCCGCCGAGGAACATCGCGACGCGAACGGAATCGCCGACTCCCTCCGCCGCATCCTGCCGGAATACGGCCTCCAAATCCTCGCGGTCGAGGTCGGCCTTACCGCGGATTATATCGTCCCACTCAAGGGGTCCCTCGATATCATCGCCTCGGACGGTTTCATTTATGACATCAAGTCGACCTCCGATTCCGCGACCCGCGACGATTGGGGCCGCGGCCTCGAATGGTCCGACGAACTCGCCTTGCAAATCGCTTGGTATTCCGTCCTATACCGAGAAAACTTTGGAGTTAGCCCCAAGGGGTTCCGGCATATCGTCGTCGAAACCAAGGCCCCGTTCGAGGTCCAAGTTTTCGAGGCCGACGAGGAAATCCGAAACCGCGGAATCGAACTTATGCTCCGGGTTATTAACCAATACGCCCTTTATAAAACTTGCCTCGATGCCGGGTCGCCCTTTGTTCCGGGTTATCCCCGCGAAGTCATCAAGGTTTCGCGCCGCAAGTCGACGGCCCTCCCCTCCTTTTCCTAATCTCCCAACCCAATGAATACCCCCAACGACGGCAAATTGCCTCCCCTCAAGGATATCGCGACCTCCGGGTCGTATATCCTCAAGCTCATTCGACCCAAGGACGACCGCCTCGCGGAACGGTTCAAGTGGTCCAAGCCCGACGAAAACGGAAAGTCGTATGCGACTTGCCGCCTGTTTTTCCTCGATGGCGACGGCAATTGCCTTACCCAAAACTTCTCGGTCAAACATTGGACCGACGCGAACGGCAACAAAAAGCCCCCGATGGGCCTCGCGATGGTCGTTGGTCGTTTCTCAAACAAGTATGCCCAAGCTCCGTCCGAGGATATGTCGGTCGAACAATTGTTTAAGTTCGTCGAACCCGCGTTCGGCAAAAAGGCGACGGTCGAGGTCGAGGTTACGCCGAACGGCGAATGGAACGGTCGCCCGCAATACCGTTACCGTTTCAAGAAGATTACCGCCCTCGCCGACATTTACGGGGCGCAAGGTTCCGGCGAACCTCCTTATCCCTCCCCCGGTCCGAACGACCTCCCCCCGCCCGAGGCGATTCCGTTTTAAGCGATGAGCGAAAACCCAATGCCCGCCGATATCGCCAAGCTCGCGAAACATATCTCCGACCTCATCGACGAGAATACGGCCCTCCGGGGCCGCGTCGAATCCCTCGAACGGTTCAACGAGGGGATGAGGGAGGCCGGGGACGACCTTTGGTATTGCGTCCGACATTATCGGCAAATCACCCCCTCGGAGGTCGAGGACGCGGTCGACGATTGGAGGTCGGCCCGCAACAATGGATAACGCCGAACCAACGCGTTACCGCGTCGCCCCGATTGAGCATCAAATGACTTACGGGGGCGGGGTTTTGGAATCTACCCCGGACGGGCCTCTTGTCGCATATGGCGATTACGCCCGCCTCAAGGCCGAGTGCCAAGCCCGCCAAGCAGAGAACAGCGTGCTGGCAGTCGAGTGCGATAGCCTCAAGGCCGAGGCCGACCAAATGGCGACCATCCTCTCCGACCTACTCCAATCCGACCTCATCGCTTGTTCCGTCTCCCGCGGGGTCATCAAATCAACCCTTGCCAAATGGAACGCGGCCCCCAAGTAATCCCGGCGATGCAAGACCAAATTAACCGACTCGGTTTCCAAGCTTGGGCCGACAACCTCATCGTCAACGCGCTCGAAAACCTCGACGGCAAGTTCGCCGATTTCCAAGTCGACCGCGGCGACGCGTCAATCGTCGGGCGCGTCCTCGGCGACAAAATGACCATCGCGGTTCGGGCATACATCACGGGCCGGGGTTGGGAGATGACCGAACAAACCCTTAAGCTCCCGAACATCAAATGACGAACCCAACCATCGCCGACTTTATCGGCGGAATTATTCGACTTCCCTCGGACGGCCCCCTCCGCCGGACTCCGGTCGTCCTCGTATCGGGTTACGCCCGCGCCGGAAAGAATACCTTTGCCGAGGGTATGGTCCGAAAGTCCCGCAAGTTTAACGGGGCCTTGGTCGAGACATCGTTCGCCGCGGAGCTTAAGTCCGCCGCCAACGCTTGCCTCGAGGCCCTCGATATTCTTGCCGCATCCTCGGATTTTTTTGAGGAGGGGTTTAAAAATAGTTATCGCCCGGTCCTCGTCGAAGTCGGCAAGATGGCCCGCGACATCGACCGCGACATTTTCGCCAAGGCCGTCGTTCGGCGCATCTTAACCGCGTCGACCCTCGCCCCGGAACGAGTCCCTTATGTCGTCACCGATTGGAGGTATTTAAACGAATACCGCGTCCTCCGCGAACTCCTCGAACCCCACGGGTTCCGGGTCGTTACCGTCCGCATCGATACCGCGGGCATCTTCCCGTCGAACGACGAGGAACTCCATTCCCTCGCCGAAATCCGGCGGAATATGGCCCCCGACCGCGAGTTCGTATTCGCCCCCAACCAACGCGACGCAATCATCGCCGAGGGCGAACGGTTCGCCGCCGAACTCGGCCTCTAATGGTTTGCGATAACTCCCGCCGACCCGGAACGCCCTTGAACATCAAGGAACGCGCCGCGATTCTCGGCCTATCTTACGAACGGGCGTTGTTCCTTTCCCGTTGCGCCCACTCGACAAACCTTAACCGCAAGGGCGACGACCAAATCGTCGTCATCCCTTACGATGTGCGGGTCCAGCTCGACGAGGCCCTCCGCCTCGGCCTCGGCCTTGACGATGTCGCGGAGATGATGCGCGACGAGATTACAAAGGACCAAATCCTCGCCCTCGGTTACAAGTTCCCGACCAAGTCCCGGCATCCTAAAATCGGGGGCCGTTGTTCGTATTCCCTTTTCCAATGGGAACCCCTCCAATCGGAACCAGTCCGATTCGCCCTCCGATGAGCAAAGGCCCGATTCGGTTCGTATTCGCGTCCGACTCCCACGGGGACCAAGCGGACCCGGAGGCCCTCGACGCGTTGTTCGAGTATTGCCGCGACTTCCGACCGACCGTCCGCATCGCCGGGGGCGACCATTTCGACCTCCGGTCCCTACGCCGCGGGGTCGGTAATGACGCGGAGTCAGCCGAGTCCCTCCGCGATGACTTGGACGCGGGATTCGATTTCTTGGAAAAGTTCAAACCGACGGTTTACCTTATGGGGAATCACGAAAACCGTTTAAACTCCCTCATCGCCTCCTCCGGGTCGGCCCTCGTCCGCGATTATTGCCAAGATACCCTCGACGCAATCCGCCGCCAAGCTCGTCGATGCGGGGCGAAACGAATCCTCCCCTATAACGCCGGGGAAAAGGGCGTTTACCGCCTCGGACCTGTCGCGATGATTCACGGTTACGCCCATTCGACGACGGCGACCGCGACCCAAGGTTTGCACTACGCCGACCGCGGCGGCGCGTTGATTCACGGGCATACCCACAACCTCGCGCAAGTTAACTTGACCAAGGAGGGCGGCGGGGCCGCGTTTTCCGCGGGTTGCCTATGCCTTAAGGACCCCCCATATGCGTCGACTAGATTGGCAACGGCCCGTTGGGGGTCGGGATTCGCCGCGGGATGGGTCGACGGAAACGATTGGCAAGTTTGGTTGGTCCATAAGCTCGCCAAGGAACGCCGTTGGGTTTGGCAAACCGACCTTAAGATTTATACCCCCAAGGCCCGACGATAATGGCCCGCCAAGGCAAACGACCCCAAGTCAAGGACGAGGTGTTCCGCGCCATAATCTCGGAACTCAACAAGTCCGAACAAACCCCTCCGCCCGGGTTCCTTACCCGCGACGAATGGGCCGAACGATGGGACCTAAAGCGGACCGCGGCCTCCCGGTATCTCTCTTGGGCGACTCAACGCGGCATCCTCGAACGCATTTTCCTCCGCCGCCGATTCGAGACGCAAGTCCGCAAGGTCCCCCATTGGGGCCTCAAGCTCCCGACCAAAAAGAAAACATCGACTCGGAACGATTAAGCCCCAATTTGCCCGACCTTATGTCCCAATCATTCTTTGACCCTCCCCCTCCGACGAAATATACCGTCCTCAACCTCGGGGCCGGGGTTCAATCGTCGGCCTTGGCTCTTATGGCGGCAAAGGGCGAGGTCGGACCGATGCCCGATTTCGCCGTTTTCGCCGATACCCAAGCGGAACCGACGGGCGTTTATCGTTGGCTCGATTGGCTCGAAACCCAATTGCCGTTTCCGGTTATCCGCGTAACCAAGGGAAACTTGACCGAGGATTCCCTAAAGGTCCGGTTTAAGAAAAGTCCAAAATACGGCGATGTTTCGTATTTGAAGCGCATAATCCCGGCGTTTGGAATCTCCGACTCCGGCGAGTTTTCGGGGATGCTTGGTCGTTCTTGCACCGCGGATTATAAGGTCCAACCCATTGTCGCCGAAATCAAGAGGCGATGCAAAATCAAGAAGGATGACAAGTCCCCCGTCGTTACTCAATGGATTGGGATTTCCTATGACGAAATGCAACGAATGAAATTGCCGAACAAAGCTTGGACGCAACACCGTTGGCCCTTGATTGAGAAAAGGATGACCCGCGGGCATTGTATCGAATGGATGCGGAAAAACAATTACCCCGAACCTCCCCGGTCGGCGTGCTATTATTGCCCGTTCCATTCCCGCCAAGAGTGGCGACGAATGAGGAACGAGGACCCCGAGTTTTTCCAAAAGGCCATCGACTTCGACGAGGAACTCCGGCGCAAATGGAACGAAAACCGCGGAGGTATGCGTATGTCGGTTTTCATCAATGTCGAACGACGGCCCTTGCGCGAAATCGACTTTGACTCCGAGGAGGACAAGGGCCAACAAGTTATCGACTTTCAATCCGAGTGCGAGGGGATGTGCGGCCTATGAACGAACGACTTTTGAGGGCCGCGAAACAACTCGCCGATGCCGTCCGCCTCGAACGCGAGTATAAGCTAATTTTCGGAGAATGTCCTAAAGACGACATTGACAAGGCATTGGACGAGTTCGATGCCGCATATAACGCCGCCAATTATAAGCATACATTTAGGCCCGAGAAATAATCCCCAAACAAAACCCGCCCAATGCCCGACCCAACCTCCCCGCCCCCCGGCGATGGGACCGAAATCTTTTCGCCCTCATCCCTCCGAGACTTCGACCCCGCGAACGACCCCGATTGCGTAATCGGTCGGCGTTGGCTTTGCAAAGGGGGTTCGCTTATGATTGTCGGCAACACCGGGACGGGCAAGTCGTCCCTAATGATGCAATTCGCCGTCCGATGGGCCGTCGGCAAGGACGCGTTCGGCATCAAACCCAAGGAACCCCTCCGGTCCATCATCGCCCAAGCGGAAAACAATTTTGGAGATGTCGCGGAGGGATACCAAGGGGCCGTCGCCGGGGCAAAGCTTACGATGTCGGAAATCGCGACCCTCGACGAAAACCTCCTCATCGTCCGCAATACGACCGCGGTCGGCGACAAGTTCCCCGAGTTCATCGAGGGCCTTATTACATCCCATCGGGCATCGATTATTTATGTCGACCCCCTCCTTTCGTTCGCCGGGTTCGACATCGCCGACCAAGAGGCGACCTCGACATTCCTCCGGCATCGCCTCGACCCCATCCTCCGGAAAACGGGATGCATCCTCGTCTTTATGCATCATACGACCAAACCCAAACCCGCCTCGGAAACCGACGGGCAAACGAACGCGGCCCTCGCATATACCGGGGCCGGGTCCGCGGATTGGGCGAATTATTCGAGAGAGTGCGCCGCGCTCGTTAGATGCCCGGGCGACGAACCCGTTTATAAGTTCATTTTGACGAAAAGGCGGTCGCGTGCGGGCCTAAAGGATATTAACGGCAATTTCGCCGGGGAAATCCTTATCCGACACTCCTCCCAACCCGGGGTCATCGCTTGGGAATACGCAATCCCCGGAGACGAGACGCAATCGAGGGCCAATCCTAGCCCCGCCAAGGGGTCGCCAAGGCGGTTTGCCTAGGCCGGACGACCCAACCCTCGTCCTTGACCCTCAAATGGTCTTAAATCGCCTCCCAACGCGTTTGCGCCCTACCTCGGAAGTTCCCTCGGAAGTTCCCTCGGAAGTTCCGTATATACCCCTAAAGGGGTATAACAATACTTCCCCCTTCCCGTTGGTCGGGGTCGTATTGCCTCCGCAACCCATCCCGTCCCGGGTCGGTCCCCTCCCCCGAAATGTCTAACCCGTCCCGCCCGCGTCGGTTTAAGTCGGCCCATTATGCCCGGGTCCGTCGCCTCGAACATTGGCGCAAGCTTTGGACCGCGGACCCCGAACGAATGGAATCAATCCGCAAGGTCGCGACCGAGGCCGCGGCAAAGGCACGCCGCGACCGCCAAGATACCCTCGCCCATATCATCTCGACCCAATGGCCCGCGACCCTAACGCCGGACGAGTTTAAGACCCGACTCGCCAACCTCGCCGCCCAAGTCGTCCGACCCAAGGGCAAACGCCCTTACCAACCCGACTCCCTACGCCGTCGCCTAACAACAAAGGGCCTCGTCCTATTTAACGCCGACGCGGGCGTTTATGTAAATACCAACCCAATCTCGATTGCCTCGCCTCAACAATCTTAAGAAACCAATGCAATCTTGCCCGGGAACATCTCGACAGAATACCGCCGTTGGTGGGCCAAGCTTTCTCAAAAGGAAAGGAATACCCTTATCGCATCGGGGACTTTTAAGGCCGACGCGATTGACCAACCCGACCGCGCCCTTTCCGACTCTCGCGTCGACCAAGATAAGTTCGACTTTGCCGAACCGACCTCAAACGACTCCTCGTATCGTATCCGTTCCGTCGACTTTACATCTCCCCCGGCAATCGAACAAGTCATCGTAAACGAGGCCGATACAATCCCCGCGGACCCTCGCCTCGCCGAACTCGACCTCGCGTCGTTCCGACTCCGGGGGATGCTCCATTTCCTCCTCGAATCCTTGGACAAGTCGTCCGACCCCGAGATGCCACTAACCGCCCAAATCATTCGCATCGTCGTCGGCGAGGGTTGCCCTCCCAAGATGACCGTCCTCGCCAAACAATATGGGATGACCAAGGCCGCGGTTTCTCTCCGGTGTTGCAAGCTACTCCGACGACTCGGCCTCGAACCCTCCCGGTTTATGCGACCGGAGTCCGAGGTTAAAGCGATGCGCGTTGCCCGTATCGTATCCGTCCATAAGGTCGAACTCGACGAGCATACCGCCCGGGGTAAGGCCCGCAATCGGCGAGGACCCGGACCCGAGGCCCGCCCCGCATCGCCCGAGAAAAACGCCGAAAAACCGCGGATTTCACTCGTTTCGTCGTCCTACCCCCCCGGTAAGGAATCTATTACGGGGAGCCTAATCCCCGGCACGCGGTCGCGACCTCGTCATTTTTTCGCAAAAACACGGAGTTTTAGCAAAGGGCAACGGGAACGCGGCAAGAAGTCCGGCGGCGAATAACTTATGGCCCTTACGAACAAACAAATCGCGGAGCATTTTGGTTTTACCGCGTCGCGTGCGGCGGCGTTGATTCGTCAAGGTATGCCGACGGATTCCATCGAGGCCGCGACGGTTTGGCGGGATGCGAGATTGTTGAGGGGGCAACGCGGCGGAGTCGAACAACGGGCGGCGATTGCGGTCGACCCGGCGGCGATTAACCCGGACGACGATTTCGAGCAAACGGTCGAACGGCATCGCGAGCTTAAGGAGGCGGCGCGGCAAAGGTATATCTTGGCCCGCGATGCATCGGACCCGCAGGAACCGAAACTTTACATTACATACCAAAACATCCTCAAGACATTGGTCGTCGTCGAACGCGAGGCCCTCGCCCGACGCATCGAGGCAAAGGAACTCATTAAAACATCCTTGGCCCTCGACAAGTTTTCGCGGGTCCTCGCGGAGATTAAGGCGGACCTCCTCTCGATGCCGATTGAGGTCGCGCCCGCGGCGAACCCTGACTCCCCGGGGACGGCGTTAAA